CATAATTTGGGTTATCTGCAATTGCTGCAGCCAATTCGTTGAGTGTATCAAGAAGCTGTGGTGCTCCAGCTACAAGTGCTGCAACTTCTTGGTCTGTGTATGCATTGGCATCTGAAATTGCTTCTGATTTAGCAGTTGCAATTGCTGAATTACGTGCTGAGACCTCATTTGTAATTGCTGTATCTGTGTAATCATTTGCATTTGACTCAGCTGTTGCTGCTGAACCTGCTGCGTCGTAGTTTACAGCAAGACCATCTGCGTAAGACTGAGCAGCAGATTGTGCTGCATTTGCCTTTGATGTTGCATCTGCTGCTGCAGTTGCAACTGCATTTGACTCTGCTGTTGCTGCAGAACCTGCTGCATCATAGTTAGGAGCTAGGCTATCTGCGTAATCTTCAGCAGCTGATTGTGCTGATGAAATTAATCCTGCTAGATCGCTACCGTTTAATGTAACTGCAGTTGCTGTAATTGTGCCCGCTGCAAAATTTCCATTAGCGTCACGCTTTACTACCGCATTGGCTGTATTATCGGAAGTTGCTGTACCGCCAATAAGGTTAATGATATAACTATCACTAGAACCTTCTCTAAGTATATTTTCGCCATTTACGGTAGCTGAAGAACCTTCTACTACCAGGCCATTTTTAATTCTAAAGTTTTTATCTACTGTTGCCATGTATGCAACCCCCTATTTAAGCTTTTAGCGCAGTTCTGTAATATCTAACCGTTACGGCAGTTGTTACAGGAGTAACGCATAAACTAATTATACCTGAATTTTCTTCAAATGTAATATTAGCTAAAGATTGATCTGTATTTGAGATTATGTTTGATTCTGAAACGCCAACATTTGCTCCGTCAGCAAGAACTAAGATTGAAGAAGAGTAAACAGAGTTTCCTCTGGTTATCTGTATTTCATACTTAATGGTTTTCCAATTTCCTACTGCAAAAGAATCTATTGTTGTTTTATTTTCTATACCTGATATTGTAAGGTCATTATTACCTTCAAGTCCAAGTAATGTTGTTATTGTATCTGTATTGTTGGATAAAGAGTTAATCTGTGTTTCTAATGACCCTACTTTGTAGTCAAGAGAATCTACGTCTTCTGATCCGTCTATACCGACTTTATTTTGTAATGCTTCAATTGCATCATTTACATTTGAATGCAGATCCGCATGTCCAGTAAGCTCGTCAGTTCCTACTGGATTTGTTAGATTGTCTAAATCTGTTGGAAAATTGGTTGCCATAGACACCACCTCATATTAGATTTGTGTATAACTAATTATACACTATTTTTATATTATAACTTGAAATTATGACAAATAATGTTTCCAGCAACTATTGTGTCTGTAGGTTCGGCATTAAACCTGTAAACCGTTCTTGTATCATTTATAGTTTCAGTAGACTCAACTACAATTTCAGAAACGGTGCCGTCTATATTTGCAGCAAACACAATATCTCCCGCAACTATATTTCCTGAAACTTTAAAGTGATATCCAGTCTCATCTTTTACAAAGATTTGCTCTTCATTAGAGAATCGTAAACCTGGATCGTTATTTATTGTCATTGTAGAGCTAACCGATTTTGGATATATGCCAGCTATCTCTGTTTTAACTCTTTGAGGAGAAGTAAATGTGCTGGTCGTTACATTATATTGACCCATGGACTCATCTATCAGCTCATTCCATGTGTATGCCCAAATTATATCTCCAACAACAATATCCTTTGCTGATTTATAAGATACGGTATCGTTTTCTCCTACAACCTGAATTAGGGTATCTTGATCAATACAACCTCCGCCGCTAAAGCTTGGGAAGCTTGGGAAAGTTGGGAACGTTGGGAAGCTTGGGAAGCTAGGGAAGCTAGGGCTCTTAAACGTTGGGAAGCTTGGGAAAGTTGGGAACGTTGGGAAGCTTGGGAAGCTAGGGAAGCTAGGGCTCTTAAACGTTGGGAAGCTTGGGAACGTTGGGAAGCTTGGGAAGCTTGGGAAACTTGGGCTCTTAAACGTTGGGAAGCTAGGGAACGTTGGAAAACTTGGGAAACTAGGGAAGCTAGGAGGTATATATTCACATGCACCTTGTTTAGCTGCAGCTAAAGCTTCTGCTGATGTAGCTCTATAAACATATTTAATAGTTACAGTTCCAGATGTTACTGTAGTATCTGAAGGCATTGATGATGCTGTGCTTGGTCCAGAAACTGATGGTGCTGAACTATAATATCCGTTAAAAGGATTACATGTTGATGTTCCAGTGTAATATGTTACAGTAGCATTTGGAGAAGCCGTTACATAACTACTAGACTGTATTGTTCTGGTGCCAACACTGTTTGTTGCTGTTGCAAATGCATAAAATACAGCTGGCCCTGTGGTTCCTTTTCCATCAGACACTGATAGATCAGATTGCTGTACTGTGTAAGGTGAACCAACATCAACAAATTGTCCACTTTGCCATCTCTTAACAGTAGAACTTACAGATAAGTTTGTACCGCTAAACGGGGTTGTAACGGAGGCAGAAATTGAACTTCCAACTTGACCAGAACCATTTATATCTACTACTCCACCTGATGGGGCAACATCATTTGATTTACATTGAACCATTGAAGAGTAGTATTCCTCTGAAGTTCCTTTTGTATTGCTTGCATAAGTCAATGCCATAAAATATAGTTGACCTGACTGATCGCTTGATGAGCAGGTATATGTTGCAGATGCTGAAGTTGAACCTGATCCCGTTGCAACAACATTATATGGAACAAAAGATTGAGAGCTTGCAGAAATAATTTGAACTGTTACAGAGCTAGGGTTATTTGCCCAACTTCCTGAATTAGCCGTAAGAGTTGTTCCAGCTACAATGTTTGAAGTAGGTGTGAGCGTTACAGTTGGGTTTGTTGGGATTCTTTGCTCTGAGGTAAAATACCCATCTCCTGATGTCCAAGGACCTACGAACCCTCTTGCTGTTCCATTAACTTTAACTCTCCAAGGTCCAGACAATGTGCCTGGGGAATAATTTGCTATATTTTGAGTTGTTGCCGTTGTTCCTTCATAAATTGGACCAAATTCGGAACCAAAAATGTCTGTATAAACTCCATAATATGACTGAGTAATATTATTTGCTACCCATTCAATTTTTCCAGCGTTATCGTCGTATCCATTAACATTTGCTGAAACTGTTGCGGTTACGGATGGCTTATTAGGAAGCAAGTCAGAAACATCTGCATTTTTTCCGTACCCCTGAATGTACGGTGTGCCTGACATTTGAAGGAATGGATTATTATTATTTATAGGATTAACTAATACACCTAAAGTTGTTAAGCCCACCAATGCGTTTACGTCTGGTGATCCAAAATCCCAATCAAAATAGTTATTAACTTTTCCATCTACAGTTTTATATGTTAATGGTATTCCTGGTCCCTGCCATTGAATTGTATAGCCAGTGGATCCAAGTGATGGGCTCCAAATAATTCTTATTGAGCCATTTTGTAAAACTTGAGTAAAAGCATAAGTAAGTTTTTGAGGAGGAACAATTGTATTATCTATAGTTGCATATGCTGGTTCACTATCTTGAGCACCAACGGCAATTACAGAACATCTGATTGCATATCCTACAATATTTAAATCTTCAGAAAGATATAAAGAATTAGTTGTTTTACCAGTCAGGTCGGACCAAATTATCCCGTTTGACGTAAATTGACCTTTTTGCCATTGATACTTGTATGAATCTACTGTTCCTATCCATGTTCCGTTTGAAACAGTTACGGTTTGTCCTAGACCTCCGCCGATACCTTCTGGGTACTCCCATGTAAAAGTAGGTGCGGTTTCATTTATTGGAGCGCCATAAAAAGCTACCCATTCAGACCCATTCCAAATTAATGCTTTTTTAGCATCAACCCAAGAACCGCTGTTGAACAACTTTACTTTTTTAAATGGATTCCAGCTGGAACCATTAAAAATATTTGCGCTCACTTATTCTCCCTTATATCTGAATGTAAATATCGCCTGTTGTTGGAGAAGCAATTGTCGGACTTTCCGAAGAACCAAAAGCTATCTTATTTGCTTGTGTTGCATTATCTGGATTATGGTATCCGTATGCCTGTGCATTAGCATCTGTAGCAAGTTTTACCCAATTACCATTTGTAGCAACATATGCAGTTGACTCTGATGATAAAGAAACAATTCTTCCGCTTTCATATGTTGGAAGAGAAGAATACTCCTCATAAGGAATTACAGATTGTAAAATTTTACCGCTTGAATTTAGTCCTGCAAATCCGTTATTCTGATTTCTATCTGCTTCTAAAACATAATCTCCTAAAGTGTTATTTAGGCCGTCTGTCTGTACGTAATTATTTTCTGCATCAGTAATTGTTAAATATGTTAATGCAGCAACTTGAGATGTTAAATAATTATCAAGATTTAAATCACCCCAATAAGCACTTGACCCGTCTGTTGTTAAATATTTACCTGTGTTTCCTGGCTGATAAGGAAGCCCAGAGTTAACGTTTAATCCGCTAACTGAAGCAAGGCTAAAATCAACTTCTCCAGTAAATGATGGAGAATCAATTGGTGCTTTTAATGCAACATTAGAAATTGTTTCATAAGTGCTTATTGCATCTGTTATATTTAATTTATTTCCAAGCTCCGTTGTAATTGTTGTTGCAAAATTAGGGTCTGCCCCTAGAGCTGCAGCAATTTCATTAATTGTATCAAGAGTTCCTGGAGCTGATCCTAAAAGATTAGCTATTGCTGTATCTGTATAACTATTTGCATCAGTTTCTTTTTGATTAACATAAGAAACAGTTGCAATTGATGACGGAATAAAGCTTGGATCAATATGATTTGTAGAATCTAATCCTAGATATCCGTTTGCCTGATTTCTATCAGCAATTTCTTGATATCCAGAAAGTGAGTCTATTGTTGCGTATGTGTTTGCAACATCTGATCTTAATGTGTCGGTTGCATCTAACGCTGCAAGCAAAACCTGTGTTCTAGCATTATTTGTTGCGGATATAGCTCTTGCATTTGTAAAATATAAATTTGAGCCTTCTGGTAAATTAGAAGTAGTTTTACCAGTCAAGCTTGCTGCTGCATTTATTGCTGATTGTGTTGCTGCAAGAGCTCTTGCATCAGTAAAATATTTATTTGTTCCTTCTTCAATATCTGAAGTAGTCAAAGCATTTATAGCAGCATTTCTTTCATATTCTTCAGAAGCAACGGCAGTTGCAATTGCTTCATTTCTATTGAATACTTCTTGCCCTATTGCATCCGCAATAAGAATTTCTGTATTTGCATGAATTTCAGTTTTAGCATCAATAATTTCAGAATCTGTATATGCTTCAGCAACTGAAATTGCATTTGTTTGTGCTTGATCAGCTTTTAATTGAGCATCAGTTGCTGCTGCAGAAATTGCTGCTGACTGTGCAGCGCTTGCCTTAGTTGTTGCATCTTGACTTGCACCAACAATTGCTGCTGCAATAGCTGCTTCATTTGCATCAATTGCTCTTTGTTCTGTAAAATAAAGATTTAATCCTTCAACAAGATCTGAAGTTGTAACTGTTTGCCAGTGTCTGGCAACCGCCTCGTCTACTTCTAAATTAATAGAAACCTGATCTGGCATTTGTCCAACATAAATTTTACCAGTAGGACCTAATTCAGCAACTCCACCAGCTAAACCTGGTTTTAGTGCGTAGTTTTGAATATTGTTCCATCTTTGACCATTACCAATTTTAAATTTAAGAGTATCTGTTTCAATTCCAATTTCTCCAGGTAGCAAGATGGGATTATTTGCAATCCAGTTTGCCGCTAAATCTCTTCTAAATTGTATTCTTGTTGCCATAATTAATTTGATCCTCCTAGATCTAGTGTAACACCTTCTACGTCTAAAGAGCTTCCGCCATCAATTAACGTATAGTCTTCTTCTGGCTCTGGAATTGATCCTGGGTCTCCTCCAACAAAAGCATTTGGAAACTCTGCATCTTCTGATGAATTATCATCCATTGGTGTTCCACCGTCCATTTTCCATAATGGTATTTCTTCTTGTGGTCCTGCTTGTTCATTAATATCAAAAAATGTTATCGGGTTATGAATATCAATTGTATGCACTGAACCGTCAAACGCATGTGTATGTCTGTAAAATGGGGTAGGGTCATCACTTGGAGGTGTTAACTCAAACCACTCTGTTCCATTATAAACTCTTATATTTTTTGTAAGTGTATTAATATAGATGTCACCTTCTTCTCCAACTTCTGGATCAGAAGTTGCAGTATAGAGGTTTAACGGAACTCTCATTTTTCTAGACATATTAACCTACAATTACTACTCTATACTCATTTGATGTTGGTGCAGATGCAAAATTAATTCTGACAAAATTTTCAGAAGTATGCTCTACGTCTGCTTCAACTTGTGCATAAGAAGTATTGTTTTCAAAAATTTGAACTGTAACATCTTTTGTATTAAGATTATGCATTATTGTAAATTGAGTTAAAGAGCCGTCTCCGATTGTTATTGCATATTTACGTGCAATAGAATGATAATTTGTTCCATTATTTGTCAATGTCCATAGGTCGTTTGTTTCATCCCATGTTATTGATACATCAGCTTCGTCTCCACGATTTACTGTAATGCCAGCATCTGTTGTAGGTGAACCTGTAAAATTAGTATTTAATACAATTGTATTATCATCAATATTTACTTCAGTTCTATTGATAGCATTTAATGTACCCTCAATATTAACATCACCATCAACTTGCAAGTTACCGATGATGTGACCTGAAGCTGCTGTTATTTCACCAGCAAGAACTACGTTATCTGGCAAACCAATTGTTACATTGTTTCCATCTCTTTCAACTGTAGTTTCGTTTTCAACATCAAAAAATGTTAATGCTGTTGATGCTTCAGATGCTGCAATTTGTGTATCAACGTATTCTTTGTTTGCTGCATCCTTGTTATCTACTGGATCTCCGACCCAATTAATCTTGTATCCGTCTGCATCAAAATCTGCACCTAGTCTTGATCCTGACCCAATTACCTTATTTGTTAAGGTTTGTGAATCAGAAGTTCCGACTACGTCTCCAGATACTCCGTGTACTCCAGTTATAGAATTATTGTGTGCATCTAAAGCATCTGTCAAGCTTTGTACTGCATCTGCTAAATCTTGTGGGTTTACTGATATCTGTACCCAGGCTGTACCGTTATCTAAATACAGAGTTTGATTATCTGTAGCTACATAAAGGATTCCACCTTTAGATGGTGCTGGTCTTTCTGACAATAAACCGTATTTTGTTGCTCCGCCCGCAATCCACTGCGTACCATCATAAAATCTTGTTTCTTTATATGTTGTATTGTAGTATAACTGTCCTGCGACTGGCAAAGATGGGTCGGCAGACAGATTTTGTAATCTAGCATTTAGCAACTCATTCTTGTTGAGATCTAAGCTAACTGTAAATTTTCTTGCCATTATCTATTCTCCTTATGACAGATACGCTGTTCCCGAAAAGGGTTGTGCCATCGTCAGTGTTATTGTATTTTCATTATTCCATTCAATACCAGTTTCCCAAATATCTCCTGCGCTATCTTTTACAGTTATATTTGGATGATATCCTAAATAATGATTAATTGTTATTGAGTAAATTCCATCAGTAGGTCCATCAAGCTGTGACAATTCCCAGGAATATATACCTGTTGCATTTGTTAGTTTTATTTTAACTGCATCTTGCCATGTTGTATTGCTTGGTTTTGGTCCCCAGAACCAAAACTGATCAACATCATAATAATAATCTCCTTCTAAACCAAAATTGTTAGAAGGATTGCCGTGTCCATTAAGAATAGTTCTACCACGTGGGCCCTGAGGTCCTGGTGTTGATACTTTTACATTTCTTACTTGTTCTTTAACTATAACTTTTTCGGCCATTATATTGTTACCGATCTACTGAGTGTCATAAAACCCTCAAGGAGTTTAATTTTATTCCCATTTGAATCGATAACCATAATGTCGTATGCAGATTTAGGAAAAAACATTTTTCCTGTTTGAGTTGGTGTCATTTTTACATCCAATGTACCAGTAGGTCCATCTATTGTAATTCCACCTGAAGGTGATGTAAGTGTAAAAGCTAATTTACTTCCACCTTTTGTATCTCTAACCTGCATCTTTGCAGATGCACCAGTAAGATCGATAGGTGTTACCTCGTCGTCTTCTGTATACTGAACTTGAAAAGTAAAAGTTGCGTTATGATCTACTTCCCAATTTTTTTGTACTGCCATTTGCTATAGTCTCCTAATAGGAATACTCCTGTACTAATTTTAGCACAGGAGTATTTCTAATTGACTAATTACTTGCTTTCTTTTGTAAATCCGAAAGCTGGCTCGTTTGTGTTAAGCGCCTTTAGAATAACTGGGAGAATTGCTGCAATTCCACCCTTTACCAAATCGCCTGGATTTGTATTACCAGTCATGTATAGGGCAATTGCTGCACCTAGGAAATGACGTCCGTAACTTGCTAATGCTGCTAGAATCTTTTCTTGCATTGTTACCTTTCCATCCTTATTTAAATCGGCTTTATCGTACTTTTTTGCCATTTTACCATCTCCTCTGGGACCATCCCATGGGTTTTGAGTTTTACCTCATGTATATATTCTACCATTAAGCAGAAATATCTACAATCTCACAATTTCCGTCTGATGTACATGCTAAAGTTTGAGTTCCGCTAGTACCGTCCTCTGTTTCATAAAACGATAAATCAGCCCAACGTATTTCCGAAGGCATCTTGGCAAGAAGTTCTAAGTACTCTGCTTCAGTAACTTCCTGATAAGGAGCTTGCTTATAGGAGTGATCTGAATGAGGCAGGAACGAGATACCAGATACTTCATCAAAGTGCTTGTAAACCCAAGCACCTACTTCCATCCATTCGTCTTCTTTAACAGAAACTGTAATTGATGGCTTATGTTCACACCAAGCACGTTGATAAACAAGCCAAGTATTCAAATGTTCAATTGCTGTAAGATCATTTCTTGTAATTGCTCCTTCTGGAGCCTTTACTGGGAAAGAAAATACATAAGTGTCATTTGGTTTCATAAAATCATCTTCCACTGGAATTCCAACTTCCTTTAAGAATGTTGAAAGTGGATCTTTTTTATCCCCACGTACTGTGCGAATATAATATGGAGAATGCCATGCATGCATTCCTGAAGAAACTCCCACAAGTTGTGACACTGTGCCAGAGGGTTTCACACATGTGATGGCAGCAGATTCATTAATGCCAATTTTTGCTGCTTCTTTTTTATTTACTTCTCTTGCATGCTCACGTAATGACATTAAAAATGCTTCAAGTGCAACTATATCTTGTTTACCAGACATAAATTTATGGCCAAATTGTCCAGTTAAAGAAACACCTAATAGTCTTTCTTCTTCGGTATTATCCTTCCAAATTTTACGAAGATACTTAAAGTCAGTTAGCGTTGATTGCCATGTGCCAAGTATCGTTGCAAGTTCAACCTTGCGTTGGATATCTTCCTTTGTATCGTTTTCACGTAATACGACTTCTGAAAGATTACAAAACTGATAAGGACGTAAAATAATTTCTGAACATGGGTTCGTTCCATAATGGATTTCAGGGTCTCTACGACCATATTTCGCCGCTTGAGCCTGCGCTGCTGCAACATTATAGATTCCACGTTCCCCAGACTTTGAGTCATACAAAGATTTCCATTCTGCAATAAACTGCTCCATCTCTGGTTTGCGAGAATACGCAACAGAGTTATTTGACAATGCACGTTGTGAATTGTTTTCCCACCAATTTCCAGATTTTGCTTGAGCCATCTCAATATCATTAATATTTGAAAGAGAAATCATAGCTGATCTACGTACACCGCCAACAACTACAATCTCACCAATTTTGCACATGATGTCATGTGCTTCAATCGGCTTAAACTGACGACCCGCTGCATTTTTAAATTTAGCAATTGTAAAATCAAAAAGGTTAATAAGTGGTTGTGGGCCAGAAGAGCGACCACCCATAGTTTTTAAACGAGCACCTGCTGGACGAAGTTTTGAAACATCAATAGATGGGATTTGTCCAGACCAAAGAAGTGCTAATAGCTCACGGAATGATTTTGCCCAACCCTGCTTTGAATCTTCTACTACAATTGTAGTTGTAGATTTTTCAAAAGTTTCTGGAACGGAAGGAAGTTTATTAATATATTTATACTCTACTGAAAATCCAACGCCCGTACCGCACATAAGGATATACATAGTCTCATCAAATGATCTTGGAGAATCTACTGGAACAAAGGAGCAATTGTATCCTGCAACATGATCACGTTCTAATGCTGCGCCAGCTGTCATTACAGACCTCATGGACGGCATAACGCTTCTGTTATAAACAGCGTTCTTTAACTCATCAACTAACTTTGTATCTGGAACATAACCAATTTCGGCTAAATGTTCTTTCATAAAATCAAAGTATCGATCTACAGTTTCACCCCATGTTTCACGACGATTTTCTTCTGGGATCCATCTTGCATATCGAGATAATGCTATGAAATTTTCATACGGATTATCAATAGTTTTTGACATTAATTCACGCCTCTTTCCTTTAAAAATAATAAGATACTAAGTGTATCAAAAATTTTATTGTAGGTCTAGAGCAAGAATAAAAAAAACAAGTTTTAATTATTTAATTATCAATCAACTAAAATTTTAGTCAACTGACTTGACAGTAACCTTAAACCAATGTTATTATAGTAGTTCGTTATCTCTAAAGGAGGAAATGCCAATGGAGAAAATAAAAAACAGGCTGAGTGATGTAGTACATAACTGGTCTTATATAGTAGTAGGAACACTATTTCTATTTGGACAACAGCCAGCTGCTTTGGCTTTATCTGCACCTCAAGTACAGGTAGAGACTAAATCAGAAGCACAACTTAAGAAAGAAACCCTAGAGAAGTACAGCAATACTGTATACAAGCCTTCTGAGATGCTTTCAGACTTAGAGTTAAAAGAATTACTCGAAGCTGTCGGCTTTGAAGGAAAAGCCCTTAAAACGGCTTGGGCTATTGCTAAGCGGGAATCCAATGGACGCCCAATGGCTTACAATGGTAACAGGAAAACTGGAGACAGTTCCTATGGAATTTTTCAGATTAACATGTTGGGAAATCTCGGCATTGATCGTAAAGAGAAATTCGACTTAAAGTCAAACATACTTTTGTTTGACCCAGTAATTAACGCAGAGATAACGTATTACATGACGCAAGGCGGAACCGACTGGTCGTCATGGAAGGGGTTAAACGCCCCAGCAAAGGAATTTTATTTAAAATTCCCAACGAAGTAGAAAGGATGTAAATGGAGATACAGTACGTATCAACATATATATCCATGTCTGAGAAAGGCCTGGTTGAAAAGCTTTTATGCCCAGTAGATCAGGCTTCTCTTATGCCCAATTTAGGATTAGACGATGAAATATTTTTATATTGCTTGTCATGTTCATACAAAGTAACAATGGGCGTATCAAAATATAATCAAATAAAATCAAAAGTTGATTGGTGGATTAACAGCATGGATAATATTGAAAACGAATCTAAACCCATGCCAGTAACCGATTCTATGGGGAGAGAAAAATTTTGGGAAGATTTAGGAAGGCAAGATGACTGAAGAAGAAAAAACTTCTAATCTAGAAGATAATTTACCTATGGTCACATATATCATGTTGCACAGAATATATGATATTTTAGCCCTAATGGCTAAGCATGTTGCCCCTAGTGAAGATATAGAAAAAATGATACAATATCATGAGGCGGGGTACTTATTGGGTCCTGCGCCTTCTTACACTCCAGGAGAAAACAATGACTAGAGATGAAATTCTTCAACTGCTATATGATGGTATAGTTGAAGATATGACATTTTTGTATAAAAATGCGGGGCTTGAGGAAAAAGATATTCAGGCTCATTTAGATCAGGGTACACAATCTTTTCAATTGATTTGTACTAATACCTTAACAAGACTTATAGAAAAAGGAGTAATAAATGGCTAAATATGTCTTTAAGCCTATTGATGATGTTGTTCACTCTCTTTATACAGAGATGAGCAATGGACTTGATAGAAGAGAAGAATTCCCTAACGGATTAACAGCAGAGCTTCACGTAACAGCTGATAGTGATTCTGAATGCGAACAAATTAGAATTATGATCAGTCACCTTCCTAGCTGGGAATTGGTTAGAAAAGAAGATTAGTGGAAGGGTTCCTTACACGTTGGACCGACGATGAAGAGTTTATGACTCTATGTCGTCGGTTTAATTCTATTACTGGCATGTCAAATACTTTTGACAACGCTCTTTATGGTAGACTCTATATTTTAAGACAACTTGCAAAAAATAAAAAAAGAATAGGCGCTAAATGGGCTGAGTGCGGTACATTTGCTGGAATGTCAATGTTTTTTGTTGCAGATTTATGTCCTTTAGAGTTTATAGGAATAGACTCATTTGAGGGCGTATCAGAACCTATGGAACATGACACTGATTATTTTAAAACAATAAAATTATCTATACCCATAGAGCCCGCAACCCATAACCTATCCGATTTTAAAAATGTTAAACTATATAAAGGATGGATTCCAGAAGTATTCTCTCAACTGGAAGATGCTCAATATTCATTTGTACATATAGATGTTGATTTATACGAGCCAACACGAGATTCTATTGATTACTTCTATCCTAAAATGGCTAGTGGCGGAGTAATGATATGCGATGACTATGGTTCATATAAAACTATTGGTGCTAGAAAAGCATTTCAAGATTTTTTTGGGAAAGACTCAATATTGGAGCTTCCTACTGGACAAGCAATAGCCTATAAGTAAGTATTGACTTTATTAAAACTTAATAATACAATTAGATTTACAGGTCGAGCTTTTTGTTCCCTGTATTGTGCGAAAGCACGTAGACCCAGATAGATCCGCCTCTATCTGGGTTTCTACTTTATTAGTGGTATAATTATGTTATGCCTAGAGATCACTTTTCTAAAGTAATGTCAAGCCCGTATTTTCAGTCAGAAAACTACAGGAAGTCAAAGTCTGGGCAAACAGAAATTAAAATCGAAAACTTTTTATTAAAAATTAAAAATAAAATAATGAGGAAGAAAAATGTTTAAATTTACCCAAGACCCTAGATGTCAGCAAGTTTCTGAAAAGATATACATTTTTAAAAACGTAATACCTAAAGAAATTCTTGACCCCATAAAAGAAGAACTTGCAACTTATGAAAAGGGTTCTTTAAAAAATTTATGGAGTGTTCGTGATTGGTACGAAGACAAAATGAGTCCTCCTCTAATGTCTACTTTCCCATTGTGGAAATTTATGTCAGAATTAATATACCCAGAGCTTGTAATTCATCCAGTTAGAAATATAATGATTACAAATAATCAAGATGAAGGAATGTTTGTTCACACAGACAGTCCTGGCAAAGGCAATTGCAGCCTATTAATGGAAATTGATCAATGGTCTACATGCTGTGAGCTTGAATTTGGATATGTAGCATATCTTGGAGAATTTACTGGCGGTAAAGTTTTTTATCCTAATATAAATCCAGACGGAACGATAAAAAAGAATGGTACTGACATAACAAAATCTAGATTAGAAGAACCTTGCCTTGAGCTACAGCCAGAAGAAGGGGACCTTATACTTCATGGAGCATGCTCACCATACCACCATGGTACAAGAGCTACTGAGTCTGGAACAAGATATGCATTTTCTTGTTTTTCATTGTTAGCAGAAGACAATCCTGGAACATTTTATAACTACAAAACCCCAGAATGGGAGAAACAGATTGGTTCTGAATCTGAACAGGATCTTACAAACTGGAATCAACCGCTTAGGTTAAATCCACAATTCAAAGAACTTATAGACGAAAAACTTGAACTTTACTCTAAAGCTTACCCAGCTTTTGAAAAACCTAAAGAATGACATATGAGTCTTACTATCACCTTCATGTTTGTAAAACTGGAGGAAGATGGTTTGCAGAAACATTTCTTTATGACAACCTATATACACATTTAAGGTTAAATAAAAAAATGTCAATAATTAACAGAAAAATTGCAAATGACGATTTTGGATATACACATTTTGGCTGGCATCCAGCTATAGATCAATCAACATACATAGTCTCTGGTATCAGAGAACCAGTATCTCAGATTTGCAGCCTTTTTATTGATGCTAGAAAAATTAAAACATTTGATGAAAAAATAAAGGAAAGATTTCTGAAAGAAATTAAAGATCCTAAATCAAATATGTACAAAAATAATCAATCAAAACATTTTTTTTATGGGCAAAAAATAAAAGACTATGGATCATTTCTAAAAGCTTCAGGAGAAAACTATGAGGAAATTTGTATAGATAGGGCAAAAAGAGTTAACTATTTTTATATTTTTGAAGAAAATATGAATCCTAAAATAATTATGAACAAAATGATTTCTGATCTAGATATAGACAAAACAAAGTTTGATCTATGGTTTTCTTATATAGATGAAAAAAATCAATACATTGGTAAAAATATTTCATCAAAAGAACTTTATGAGTCCTTGTCTATAGAGGAAAAAAATGAAATATTAAATAATTTAGCAGACATTGATGACAAAATATACAAAATAGCTTTATCAAAAAATAATATAATAAATTAATAGTGCAAAAGTGCGGCGGGTAGATAGAAGATAAAAACTTATAAAACGGTTTTTAAGGCCTATACCTAAGTGTTTGGTATCTTTACATCAAATAAGGTCTAAAAAACTCTCAATCAGCCTGTAAGGCATCTTAAAGAATGTATCCCAAAAGCACCACGTAAGATATCATTAAAACCCATGAAAGTATAATTAATTTTCTATATATCTTATTCATCTAATCTTAAATTCTGACCCGCCACCGAAGTTTGCATGGTCCACGCAGTGCTGAGTAAATGAACCGTCACAATGCATTTTTTCAGTATATGCATATTTGTCACAAAAAGAACATTTAGGCTGTATTTTATCACTCATGTATAAATTATAACATAAATCAAGTGCAGTGCGTCGGCGGCAGTATAGAAGATCATTATCTAGTATAATAGTCATATGAGCACATACGAGTCAATTAAATCTGAACTAGAGGCTAGAAAAGAATATCCTATTGAAGGAAAACCTTTATGGTTTATTAGAAATTTTCTATCTCAAGAAGAAATTGATTTTTTGATGCAAGAAGCAAATGACCCTCAGGCATGGTATACAACTAAAAGATCCCCCTGGCCTGGAGCAATAAGAAATAAATTTTTGCAAAATGTGCCTGAATATATGGAATGTGGAACTTTAAAGCTTCCAACTTCAGGATCTCCTGAAAGACCTTTAGATTTATTTAAAAAACCT